TGCAACCAAAATCTGATGATGAAATGTCTGCTCTTGAAATGAGATCAAAACCAAAGAATGGTACACCTAAAGTTGAAGCTCCTACAAATGGTCCGGGAGAACGAGGTAGACCTAAAAATTCGACAGATGAGAAACCAAGAGAAAGAAGAGAGTTCAAACCTGCTTTGAAAGCTACTACTGAATTGTGGGCTCGTGAAGCACAAGATAAGATTGCTAAGATTATTAATCCTGTTTTACTTGAAGACTTTGACAAGAAAAACATGAGAAGTCTGACTGCAGAACAAAATGCAAAAGCAGAAAAGGTTAAGTTTGAGATTCTTTGTTCTCTTCCTCCTAATTGTGAAGTAACAGAAGTGTCCGTTGCTACTGCAATCAAAGAGGGAATGAACTGCAAATCTATTCATAATGAATGTGATACTTGGGTTTCTGAAGCATCAGAAAAAGTGGGTCGTCGCCTTGGCATCGAGGAGATTAGAAGCATTCGAGCTTCTTACTACACATATTTCCAAGAAAAAAATGGTAAATTGGTGTAAAACTTTAGTAAGGAGTAACATCTTATGAGTAAAATTATTACATACCAAGCTGAGAAAGATGCTGGCATTGCTGAAGTTATCAAAGCAAATGCATCAATAGCATATGCATCTCAACTCCAAATCGCTGATACTAATTCTTGTATTCATGAAACATGCCTCAACAACGTTTCCGAGTTTTTAACTAAAGCCGGACAAAACGATGATGATGTATATCATGTGTACTCTATTTTAGTAACATCCTCTTGGAACAGAAATGATGATGTGTTTGGCAAAGAAGAAGTCTGGGCGGCAAAAGACACGCCTAGATATAAGCCAGCTAATCTTGAGCATGATGAGAAGAAAATAGTTGGTAGCATAATTGGTGGTTGGGCAGTTGACAATGAGTTTAAAGCCATTGCTGACGAAACACCTGCTGATAAGCTTCCAGACCCTCTTCATATTTTAGTATCTTCTGTTATTTATAGACAGTGGCAAGACCCTGAATATAAAACTAGAGCAGAGAATTTGATACGACAAATAGAAGCGGGACAAATGTATGTTTCTATGGAGTGTATCTTCCGTGGTTTTGATTATGCTGTACAAGATCCTACAGGTGATAATCATATTGTAGCCAGAAATGAAGATACCGCGTTTCTAACAAGGCACTTGAGAGCCTATGGTGGAAGTGGAGTATTCCAAGATCACAAAGTCGGTAGACTCTTAAGAAACATAACTTTTTCCGGAAAGGGTTTTGTTGAAAAGCCAGCGAATCCAGAAAGCGTCATTTTTAATAATGATGAGATCTTTGATTTTGCAGGCGCTTCAGTGTCAAAAAACCTGTTTTCCAACAAAAATGGTGTATCAGTTAGAATAGAACAAAATATTCTTTCTAACGCAGGTTCCGAAAAGGAGATTCTTATGTCAAGTGATTTCTTGAACGAACAAGTCAAGGAACTTAAAGAAGCCCTTGCAACTTCACAAGCTGAAGTTAAAGAGTTGTCTGAAAAAGTTTCCAAGGCTAACGTTGAGAAGCTTGAAGCAGAAGCTACTGAATTAAATCAGACAGTTGAAACTTTGAGTGACGCACTGGCACAAGCTGAAACTTTAACTAAAGAAGACGCAGAAAAGATTGCAGCTCTTGAAGCAACAATCGCTGAGTTGACTGAAGCTAAAGAAGCAGCTGAAGCCGCAATCGCTGAGATGAAAGAACAGGAGAAGCGTAATGCGAGAGCCGCAGCCTTAGTTGAAGCAGGTATTGCTGAAGATCAGGTTGAAGCCAAGCTTGAAACTTTTGCCTCACTTTCAGATGAGCAATTTGAAGAAGTACTTGCTACTATTGCAAGTGTTAAGCCAGAAGAAGTTGCAGTTGAAGAAACTGAAGCTGCTGAAGGCGAAGAAGAAGCCGAAGAAGCTATTGAAGCATCAGAAGATGTTGCTGAAGAAGCTGAAGAAGCTGAAGCCGAAGAAATTCATGAAGAAGTTCTTGAAACTGCATCTGTAGAAGAAGAAGCCGACTTAACTGTTGCTTCTGAAATCGAAGTTGTAGATGAAGCAGAACAGACTCGTGCAAGTCTTCGCAATTGGGTAGATTCCTACGTTTTTAATAAATAATATTATGAGGAGAGAGCTAAATGGCACTTAAACCTGATAGAGTTGAACACCTCACAGACCTCAGTTTCTTCATGGACGAAACAGCCACTCGTGGCCAAATCGTTACACACAGTTCTGATGGTTCTGGAGCAAGTATGGATGACGCTAATGCCAAAGTTATTGTAGCTACTGGTACTGGCGATAATCCTGCTGGTTTACTTTTAAATGACGTTGTAGATCTTGATCTTACACGTCAACACATCAACTTTGCTAAAGACGAAGTACAAAAGGGCGGAAAAGTTCTTTTACTACGTCGTGGTACAGTTGTAACTGATAATGTTGCTGGAACTCCAGCTGCTGGTGCAAAAGCATACTTTACTGCTGATGCTAAAATCACTAGCGCCGCTGGTAGTGTTCAGATTGGTCGTTTCCTTTCTGCTGAAGATGCAGACGGTTACGCTAAAGTAGAAATTAACATCGTTTAATAATTAGGAGATTTTCAAAATGACTAGAGAGTTATTTAATCCAACTCCTGAGATGAATCAAGTGCTTCGCCAAGCTGGTTCATTGGTTAAAGACGAATCTCTTGCAGCTACAGCAGAACTTGCTAAAGCTCTTGAGCTTCCTCTTCGTAAAGGGGTTATGAGTGGCGATATTCTCGATGGTATCTACGAAGCTGTCCGTCTTGCTCCGGGTGCAAGCGCTGAATTCCCATTGGACTTCATCGCACCGGGAACAGAAAAGGATTTCGTAGCCTATACTATCCCTAACCATGGTCGTATTCCAGAACGTCACGTTGAAGGTGACTACGTAATGGTTCCAACTTATGACGTTGGTGCATCAATCGACTTCTTGTTGAAATATGCTCGTGACGCTCGTTGGGACGTTGTAGGTCGCGCTATGGACGTACTTCAGGGTCAATTCACTAAGAAAATGAATGACGACGGATGGCACACTATTTTGAGTGCTGGTGTTGACAGAAATATCTTAGTGTATGATGCTGATGCTACTGCTGGTTACTTCAGCAAGAGACTTGTTTCTCTTATGAAGACCATCATGAGACGTAATGGTGGCGGTAACAGTTCTTCTGTTAATCGTGGCCAAATGACCGATCTTTACCTCAGCCCTGAAGGTCTTGAAGACATTCGCAACTGGGGTGTTGATGAAGTCGATGACATCACACGTCGTGAATTAATTACTCGTGAAGGTGGACTCTTGAGCCGTATCTTCCAAGTAAATCTACACGACATTGATGAACTCGGAGAAGGTCAAGAATACGAACTTTACTACGAAAATGATCTTGGTGGTTCATTACCGGGCTCCAAGAAAGAGATCGTAGTTGGTCTTGATCTTTCAAGCAACGATAGCTTTGTAATGCCTGTACGTCAGGAAGTTCAGATCTTTGAAGATGATACTCTTCACAGACAGAAACGCGCTGGTATGTACGGTTGGGCTGAACACGGCTTCGCTGTATTGGACAATAGAAGAGTTCTTCTTGGTGCATTCTAAGATAGGCTCTTTTAGAGTTTGACTATAATAAGTCGCCTTTAGTGACCTTGGCGTTGCTGAGGGCGGCTTTTTTTAATAAATCACGAGGTGCAAAGTGGCGTTAAGAATAAAAGATAGAGTAAAGCAAGGTACAAGTACTACCGGCTCAGGGACAATCAATCTTGATGTCTCTTTTTCCTCAAGCGGTTTTCAAGACTTTTCTGTTCTTGGAAATGGCACTGAAACATATTATGCTATTGAAGAAGGTTCTAATTTTGAAATAGGATTAGGAACCTATAATTCTAATACACTAACTAGATCTACTATTTTAGACAGTAGCAATGGAGGCTCTAAGATTGCCTTGAACGGCAATGCAAATGTATTTGTAACATATCCTGCCGATAAAGCAGTTTTCACAGACGCAGATAATAACGCTACTGTAACAGGTCTGATCGTTGGTCAGACTGGTGTTAAATTCAACGACGGAACAATACAAACTACTGCAGCAACATCTACGTCTTATACTGCAGGAACCGGCTTAGCTTTAGTTGGAACAGAGTTTTCCACTTCAGGTACTGGAACATTTACACAAATAAACTTTGATTTGGGTGTGACTCCTTCTCATAATGAAGGCACAATCTTCTATGATAATGACAACAAATCATTAGCAGTTTATAATGATGAAGCTGATATTACTCTTCAAGTAGGTCAAGAAGAATATGTGAGAGTTAGAAATAATACTGCAGGAACTATTTCTAATGGTCAAGCAGTATATATTACTGGTGCACATGGAAGTGCTGCTCCTGCTGTAGATCTTTCAATAGCTACCGGAGAAGCGACATCTCAGGTTATTGGATTAGCAACACATAGTATTGAACCAAATACTTTTGGTTATATCACAACTTTCGGTATTGTTAGAGACGTAGACACAAGTGATTTTAATGCTGGTGATTCTGTATATCTTTCAGAAGCTGTTTCTGGAGGTCTTACTGGAGTTTCTCCTACTATACCTAATTTCAAAGCTCCTGTTGGACATGTAATAAGGTCTCACGGATCTAATGGTACAATCCTTGTGGAGATCGTGACTGGGAAAC